CATAAAATTTTTCTATTTTATTTTGTAATAATAAATTATTTAATATAATTAGTGTTATTAATATAATTACTAATATATATGTATTCATAATATTCATTTATATAAAATAACAATTTTATTAGTTTAAATTATATTTTTAAATTATAAATTAATATTATAAATTAACAATGGATATTTTATATAATAACAAATTTTTAATATCATTATTATTAGGATTACTTACAGCAGTTATTTTTTATAATTTTAATAAAATTAATCATAATAAAATGAACACTATTCCGACAGATGATGACCAAATTTACATAAAAAATGATAATCAAAATAAAGATTATTCTTTATATGTATTTATGGGTGTTTCACTTACTATATTTGGTATATTACAAGTAACACAAGATAATATTGATGAAGTATTTAAAGAAATTGATGTAGGTGAAGCACCATTTTAATGAAATAATTTAGTAATTAATAAAAAATAATAAAAATTAATAAATATTAATAAATATTAAATGGAAAAAATATCGAATGAATTAAATCAATTTATGTTAATTATACTAATATTCTTAATAGTATTCAGAGATAATATAGATTTACTAAAACAAAAATATATATATTACATGATGTGTATATTTTTCGTTATAAGTATTTTTATATTTAATAATGAACCAGGTATACTTTTATTATATTCGTATTTATTTATATTAGTTTGGTATGAACATAATATAACTATAAAAAATAAACAATAAATTAGTAATATTTATTAGTAAATTATAACTAATTGCGTATTTAAATAATAAATAAAATATAAATTAATTTTAATTATGAAATTAGAGTTAAGAAAGTTTGATATTACAAGAATTAAAAACGATAAAGTAGTAGTTTTAATTGGTAAAAGAGGTACTGGTAAATCATTTTTAGTAAAAGATTTATTGTATTATCATACAGATATTCCAATTGGTACTGTTGTATCTGGTACAGAGTCCGCAAATAAATTTTATGGTGATTTTGTTCCAAATGCTTTTATTCATGAGGAGGTATCTGGAGAACTAATGCAAAATGTAATCACGCGGCAAAAATTAGTAATGAAAAAATTAAATAAAGAAAGTGCAACATATGGAACATCTCGTATAGATCCGAAAGCATTTATTATTTTAGATGATTGTTTATATGATAGTTCTTGGGCAAAAGATAAAAATATTAGAGCAATGTTTATGAATGGTCGTCATTTAAAGCTTTTTTTTATTATTACAATGCAATATCCTTTAGGAATACCACCAAATTTACGTACAAATATAGATTTTGTATTTATTCTTAGAGAAAATATTGTAGGTAATAGAAAAAGAATTTATGAAAATTATGCTGGTATGTTTCCAACATTTGAAGTATTTTCACAAGTAATGGATCAATGTACAGAAAACTATGAATGTTTGGTTATAGATAATACATCTAATAGCAATAGACTAGAAGACTGTGTATTTTGGTATAAAGGAGATAATCATCAAGATTATAAATTAGGGTCTAATCAATTTTGGGTTAATAATGATTACGAAGATGCTTCTTCAGATGATGAAGAATTTTCTATGGAAAGATTTAAAGTAAAAAAGAATAGTACTAAAATTAATGTTAGAAAAAATGATTAATATTTTTATGTTGTTGTACTTGATGCAGTATTACTTGGAGAAGTAGTACTTTGCATACTAGATTGAGTATTAGGATCTTCATCTATTAATCTTTGATTTGCAGACCATTCATTCTGTTCTTCATCAAATAGATTACTAAATTTAGAACTAAATTGATTAGAGAATATTTGTTCATCATAATATGAACGAGGTATAAATCTATATTCTATTTTAACCTCTTTTTTTAAAGTTTTTATTTTTTCCTCGTAAATACCGTGTATTACTAGAATAATTCCAAAAAATAATGTAAGAAGTATTAGAAGTTTCATTATTATTATAAATTAAATATATTTATTTTGTTTAATTAACTTTTGATGTTATTTATTATTTTATTCAGTTTTTTCAGTATTTTCTTTTCTACTCATCCAAGGATCAGAACCTTCAAAAACCTTTTCATTGCTAGCACCTTTCTCATTATAATTTTCTGTAACTGTATTATCTTCACCTAGACCTGTATCTGAAATTACTCCTTCTACTTTATTTTTAACATCACTTACTACTTGTTCAACATCATCAACAACTTCTTTTACATCTTCTACATCTTTTACTACATCTTTTACTACATCTACTACATCTTTAGCTTCAACATCTGTTACAGTTTTTTCTACATCTTCACCTGTTTGTACAGCATCCCCAGCAGTTTTTTCAACATCTTGAACTAAATTACCAGAAGTATTTTCTTCATTTAATACAACGTTTTCACTATCTTCTACATTTTCAGTATCAACATTTTCTAACTTATTTTGTTCTTCAACTCTAGCATGTTTTAGTTTTTGAGATTCTAACATTTCATTCTTTCTATCATCAAATACTTCATCTTTATGTTGTTGGTTTTCACGGTATTTTTTCATTAACGTATTTAATTTATCTTCAGCATAATGTTGATCTTGAATATCATTTGGATTAGGATCCCAAGGACACCAGCAACCAACTTGTGCAATATAAATATTATGATTTTTGTCTTTTCTCTTTAATACTTCACTTCTAATTTGTGCTTCCTTCATAGTATTATAGGAACCGCGAACCTTAATACCTCTAACATTTGTTTGATAGTCTACAGTTTCACTAAATTCTTTATCAAGGTCTTCTGCTTTTTCATCCATAAAGTATTGATATTCTTCTTGCATATGTTTATCATTAAAAAGAAACCTATATCTATCAGCAATAGATTTAAATCCATCCTCTTCATCTGGATATTTAATTTTAAGATTTTCAAATAATTCACGAACTTCTTTACAGAAATTTTGTGTGAATTTAGTAAATGTAAAAACATCTTTGTTATCTAAAATCTTTTCAGGAGAAAGAAAAGATAAACAAACATATTCTTGTCCACGAATTGGAGCATCTTCTTCTAGGTAATCTACTTCACTAACAGGTACAACATTTTTATCAGTCATTTTATTTAATAATAAATTTATATAGTTTTAAATAATTTTAAATTAATAGTTTTAAATTAATAGTTTTAAATTAATAGTTTTAAATTAATATTTTGTAATATTTGTAATATTAATTTAATTAATTAAATTTATTTAATATAAAATTTTTTCTCTTATTATATTATAAAAATGAAAGGATTAGATGTACGTGAAGTTGTCTCTAGAATGCTTAAATATTTCGTAGAAGGCCTAGTTGTTGCCGTAGCTGCCTACGTAATGCCCGGTAAAGTTATGAAAGTAGTTGATGTTGTATGCATTGGTCTTGTTGCTGCTGCTACCTTCTCTCTACTTGATCTATTTGCCCCTTCGGTAAGTGGTTCTGCTAGACAAGGTGCTGGTTTCGGTGTTGGTGCCGGTCTTGTAGGATGGCCTTCTGGTGGACTTGCCTAAGTATTTATTGATATAACTTAAAAATATCAATAAACGCTAAAAATAATTTAATAAAATGTAAAGAAATGTAAAAAATAAAATCTTAAATTAAAATAATTTTTCTCCTGGATTTTAAATAATTAAAGTCTAGATACTTCTAATAAATTGCCACCCTAACTCTTCACATATTTTTTTCCAAGTTTGTTCTTGTTGATGTAATTTTTCTCTAGATTTTAATAATGGAAAATATTCTAAATATTCATCTTCTCCTAAAAGTTCTAGAAATTTATGTAAAACATATGAGTAACTTAAGAAATTTTTGCGATTTTGAGGTGAGTGTTTAAGAAAAGGTACTTGTATTTCTTTGAACATATTTCTTAGTTTTTCTTCTAATTCTGGATTTAATTGCGGATTTATTTTACCAGTGATCCTATTAAGAATATAAGGAATATGTTCATAGTATTTATTAATTTTAATTTTCTTTAGAATTGATTTTATTTTATCATAGTCTAGAGTAGCCATATTATCAATTTTATTTTTCTTTAATTCTAAATATATCTTATCGAATACCTCTTCTGGTATTTCAGTTGTTTCTTTGCCTTGTGTTTGATTTATCCATTCATTAAAATGATTAATTCTATTATAACTGAAATAACTAATTTCTTTAGGAGGATCTCTATAACTAGGTCTTTCATTATCCGTTTGTATAA